CACTATCTCACCAGAGTTGCTATCGCAGTTGTCTTCGATTCCAGAGCGGGTTAAGTCTCGCAACTAATGGCGAAGAAGAAGAAGTTGGTGTTGCTCAAGGAGCAGCCCAAGATCAAGCGAACTGGCCCCAAGCCGAAGGAGGGGAAGTTTGATGTGGTGTTGCCGACCAAGAAGGTTAAGAAGGTTCCTGCCCCTTCCCTGATCCTTTCCCCTAGTGAGAAGAAGTCCAGAGCTGCGCTTGAGCGGATCGCTAAAGATCACGATGCACTGGAGGAGGCGAGCCTACTTGAGAATTTCCCGAAGACCTTCTTGCAGTTGGGTGCGTATTCTTGGCAGAGGAAGGTGTTGCTTGACTTGAATGAGAAGGAGAGTCGTGTTGCCTTAAAAGCCGCCAACGGGAGTGGCAAGACGAGTGTGGTTGCGGCGAGTGCGATCCTGTGGCACATGGTCAGGTTTCCCGATAGCTTGGTGGTAACGACTGCTGGCGTTTGGCGTCAGGTTGAGGGTCAGCTCTGGCCGACGTTGAGAAAGTATGTTGGGGGATTAGGGCAGGGTTGGAGGATCACGAGTAACGAGTTGCATTATGCGAATGGGTCGAGGGCGATTGGGTTTAGTACGAATGACCCCGGAAAGTTTGAGGGTTGGCATCGTCAGGGGCCGACAGGGAATTTATTGATGATTGTTGATGAGGCGAAGACCGTCCCTGATTCCATCTTCACAGCCATAGCCAGATGTCAGCCGAGTCGGTTATTGGTGATGAGCAGTCCGGGTGCGGCGGCTGGTGAGTTCTATGAGTCGTTCACGAAGAAGCGCAAGTTCTGGAAGTGCCATACTGTTACGGCTTATGACTGCCCACATTTGACGAGGGAATGGATTGAGTCGCAGATAGAGTTATATGGTGAGAACAGTCCGTTGGTGCGGTCAATGATTTATGGTGAGTTCGTTGATGACAGTGCGGACGGGTTGGTATTGAACCTGAAGAGTTTGGAGGAGTGTTTGCAGAACCCACCTGAGCTGGAGCTGGGGATGCGTGTTGCCTTCATAGACTTTGCTGCTGGCGGTGATGAGTGTGTGTTTGCGTTACGCAACGGCAACCGGATTGTGGACATGGTATGCTGGCGGGAGAAGAACACGAACACCACTATTGGCAAGATAATCAATTTAATTAAAAAACATAACTTGACTCAGGACGAGATTTATGCTGATGAAGGGGGACTGGGCTTGCCTTTGTGCGATGCCCTGATGGATGCGGGGTACGACATTCACCGTGTCAACTTCGGGGCGAAGCCGTTTGATGATCGGTATGCGAACCGGAGTGCGGAGATGTGGCACACGGCTGCTAGGGCCGTTGAGAAGCGTGAGATAATTTTGCCGGATGACCAATCGCTACACCAGCAGATGGTGACGAGGAGAGCGGAGGTTAGCCGGACGGGCAAGTTGGGTTTGGAAAGGAAGGACGCGATGCGATCCAGAGGGCTTGATAGCCCTGACCGTGCGGATGCGGTGATGGGTTGTATAGCGTGCGGGGGCGGAATTGGCGGGAGCTGGGAGCGGTTCAACGCCCTAACCCGTCCTACACTTAACGACATATTCAGTGAGGCACAGGCGGACTATGAGCAGGACGCGATGCCGCAGGGAATGTTCATGGGGTATTAGGGATGACGGTTGGAATGAAGAAGTCGAGTATCGGGCCTACTGAGTCTAGGCTGGATAGGTGTTCTGTCTGTGATGAGCAGGGGCATATAGTGGCTGAAGATTACGGCACTGGCGGCGTCTATTGTGAAGACTGCATTATCCATGCGCTGAATGCTGAGATTGCGATGCGTACCATTTGGAGAGGGATGGGAGTCAGACACCCCGTCCCATCTGAGTTTGTGAGGAAGGAGGATAGATGATGGCAAAGAAGGAGAAGCAACCAAAGACCAAGGCGGGAGAAGTCACGCCACAAGGATTTACTGTGCCAACCAAGGAAGACATTAAGGCTGGCGAACACGCACCTGATCTCCGTGGTCGGGATAGGGGAAGGGGTAGATGAGCGATAAACTTTATGATCTGGTAGCCCACGACATTTCCAGTCGCACTCGGTGGGAGACGCGCCAAGGGCTATGGTATCAGATGCGGAACGACGGGTTACGCCGCAAGGGTAGCCCGTGGCCGAACGCTGCTGACGCCCACTTCCCGTTGATCGACACCACGATCAACAAGCTCAAGCCGAGCTTCTTTCAACAGGCAATGGGGCTGGATGTTCTGGCAACATTCGTTCCCATGCGGACGCAACTGGGTGCGTTTACTTCTGCGGCGGAACAGTGGTTCTCGTACAAGATGCATGAGAAGAGCAACTTCGCGATGGAAGTGATGAGCTGGATAGATCATATGTTGATGGGCGGTCATGCAGTGATGAAGACCTTCTGGAACCCGGATCGCAAGCAGGTTGAGTTTCAGGCGATTGACCCGATGTACGTTATCGTTCCGCCTTGGACAAAGAACGTCGAGACAGCGGACAGGGTGTGTCAGGTTATGCCGATGAGCCTTGAGTCCTATAAGCGTGCCGGGATTTATGATGACAGCAAGTCAACGATTGACAGCATCATGGGCGGCAAGACTGAGGAATCCGGCATCCTCAATGACCTCAAGAACAACCGCGAACTCCGTGAGGGTTTGACTTACTCAGCCGACAAGGAACAGATTATTGTCTGGGAGGTTTATTCCAGAAATGATGATGGCGAGTGGGTGATGAAATGTTTTTCTCCCCAGCAACCCGAAATCGCGCTTCGCAAGGAGATGAAGGTTCCGTTTGACCACGGTATGCCTCCCTATTCTTCTGCGCGTTATGAGGTGACGGACGGCGGTTGGTTTTCGCCGCGTGGCGTGTGCGAGTTGCTGGCCCCTTTTGAAGCTGCGTTGACCAAGACATGGAATGAGAGGCAGGACGCAGCGACTTTATTTAACAAGCCGCTCTTCCGGGCGGAACGCGATCTGCCGAACTCGGTTAATCTCAGGATGAATCCGGGTCAGATTCTTCCTTTTGGGATTGCTCCCGTCCAGATGCCTGATGTGCCTCTGGACTTTGACAAGGATATGACGCAAACGCAGTCGATTGCCGAGCAGCGTGTTACCGTTCCCGACTATGGACTCATGGCGGACAGGGACAGGCGCACGGCAACCGAGATTGATTCCATAAACGCACAAGCGCAACAAAATATGGACTTGCGTTTGCGTCTCTTCCGTCAGGCATTGGGCGACCTCTTCCGTCAGGCGTGGAGTGTACTCATCCAGTTTGACAGCAAGGATTTGCAGTATCGCTTTCTGGAGGACAACCTGAATGTTGATCCGGTGGCGTTACATGAGGAATACCAGATTGAGCCTCGTGGCGGCATGGACATGGTTAGCCGAGTGATGTTGTTGAACAAGGCATTGCAGCGGAAGCAGATGTTTGTGGACTCGCCTTGGATAGATCAGGTTGAGTTGGACAAGAGCATTATTGAGCTGGACGACCCGTCGCTCATAGCCCGTTTGATTCGTGATCCGAACGAGAAATTGACGGATGAAGCGGAGGACGAGCAGCGGACGATACCTGCGTTGTTGATTGGGCAGGTGATCCCGGTGAAGCAGGGATTGAATTACCAGACACGGATAGGTGTTATCATGGCTTTCCTTGAGGAATCGAGGGTGTCGGGTATGCAGCTTAGTCCGCAGGGAGCCAAGGCGGTTGTGACTCGTCTGGACGGGTTGCTTCAGATGATGATTGAGGTGGACAATAATAATGGCAAGGCGTTGCAGAAGGATGTCATGGAATATTTGAAGAGCATTGGGCTGCTTCCCGCTGAGGAAGATGCCAACGCCATGCTCGCTCAGGAGATTGCTGGGCAGGGGGCTGTGCCGCCTGAACAGATGCCAGTTGAGGAGACAGCATCGGTTGGAGCGATTTAATGAGATTTTTGAGGTTCTTGAAGATTGCTTGGCGTCTATCAGGTAACATCCCTTGGGTGGGTGAACCTGACTGGGACGCATCTGATGCGAATGTTTTGAGGAAGTTCCTCGTCTTAAAGGAAGGGAAACGGTTCAGGATGATACTCTTGAACATGGTTTTGAAGCAGAACCAACAGGCAGTGACGGCGAAGAAAAGGCTTGAGTACGAGGCCGGTTTTGCGAATGGTGTAAGAACAACGGTACATACTGTTGAGGCTCTAGCCAAGGACATCGAGGAGTCAAAGGAATTTACGGCAGATATTTACGGGGTCGATTATCTGTCGAGTCAAGACCCCACAGCAACGGACAATCGTTTCAGTGCAATGATTGGACGAGGATAAGCACTGATAGGGAAGCATTATGCCAGAAGAATCCGGCGAAGTAACCGCCGAAACTCTGTTGGCCGCTGCACAGGAGTTTGATGCTGCTGTTGCTGCGGGGGAACAACCTAACGTCGAGATAAAGACGGAGGAGACTGAACCGGAGGAAACTCCACCACCAGAGCCGGAAGCGGAACCTGCGTCGGAACCTGAAGGGCAGGATGCGGATGAACCGGAAAGTTCATTGACAGAAGGCGAGACTCCTGAAGAGGAGGACAAGCCGCAGGAGAGTAAGAGCAAGTGGGCCAAGAACGAGGCTCGCAAGAACAAATCTTGGAAGGAGATAAACTCCCAAAAAGAGGAACTCAAGCGAGCGCGTGAAGAGCTGGAAAGCATGAAGGGCGAGCTTCAGGAGAAGCAGACCGACATGGACGATGGCAAGGCTTACCGGGATGACACGGGTTTTACGTCGGAGGATTATGAGAATGCCGCCGTGAGACTGAGGGAAGAAGGCGATGAATTGCTTGCTAAGGACGCGGAAGGTCGTGCCAAGGAAGTCCTCGATGAGGGCAGGAAGGCCGATCAGGAACGCGCAACCAAGCAGGCGCAGAAGACATGGGAAACGGCACGGGACGACCTGTATAAGGAAATGCCTGAGCTGAAAGACAACTCCTCGGAGTTGACCCAGACCGCCAACGGAATCCTCAAGGAACATCCTGATCTTATGTATCTACCTGATGGACAGGGATTGCGTCACGCAGTTCAGGTCGCCAAGTGGAAAGTTGCGGCGTCCAAGACGGACACGAGTCAAGCTGAAGTCAAGGAACTAACGGATAAACTAAATAAACTGGAAAAGAAAATGTCAGTTGGCGGCGGATTCACGAGTGGCAAGCTGGATGGCGATAAGGCCTTTGATGATCTTTCACTAGAGGATCAGGAGTCTTACTTGTTGAAAGCTGCTGCGGCTCACGATGATGCCTAATAGCTGACGAAAGGTAAGTTATGGCAGTTAATATATCAACTGATGCCGATCTATCTGTCCAGTATCAGAATTATTTCAGCAAGAAATTGCTGACCTACGCTGTACAAGCATTGGTACTAGATCAGTTCGGCTCGAAAGCCCCACTTCCTGCGAAGTCGGGTCATAAAGCAATATCCATGTTTAGATGGGACGTCCCGAAAGCGACTGACATCAACACGCTCACTGAAGGCGATACTTCGTCTGTTGGTGATCGTGATATTGCGTTGACTAAGATCAGCAAGACGCTGATTCAACGTGGTCAAGTCGTTAAGTTATCTGATGTTCTGAACGCAACGGATTTATTTTCGTCGCTTCAGCAGAGTGTCAAGATCAACGGACAGGATGCGGCCATCGACATGGACAACATCACGCGCAACATATTGGTTGGTTCCAATGTGGGCGACAACATCAACTCAGGTGCGACTGCGATGGAAGGTACTTATTCCACCGACCCAGCGACCAACCTAGACAACGGTGATTCACTCACTGAAATCTATGCGGATGGCACGAAGCAGACGTCGAGCGGAGGCGAGTACACAACATTTGAGCAAACCACTTCCGGCAATACGCTGGACGCTGCGGCTGTTCTGAATGCTGTTACCCAGCTAAAGGTTAACAGGGCACAGCCAACCAGCGGCGGAATGTATGCTGCTGTTTGTAGCCCTCAAGTTCTGAGTGACATCATGCAGGTCAACACATGGCTCAATGCAGCTCAATACAGCAATGTGGAAGAGTTGTACAAGGGCGAAGTTGGCCGTTTGTATGGGGCGAAGTTCATAATGACTACGAACCCGTTCATTACTGAGTCCGCACTCGGAACCGATGCTGATCGCTTCATCTATGATGCTGATTCCGGCGGCGGAACTGCGGCGG